GGTATGCCTGACCTGGCATATATGCTGCTCCATCGGATTCTACGACTAGTGAGAAAAGCCCATTCAAAACAACGTCGCTAACATCGCAAGAGCAGCAGTATTACCGTGAGTTTCCTTAAATCATTTATATTGAGGCATCCCAACCTCTTTGTTTTTGAGTTTTCGATTCGTCATCGTTGACTAACTCTTAGGTATAAATTCCTTTGATTGATAGTCGAAATGGCTGTTTCCGGATATTCCCGAGTTTCAGCGCGTGTGAATGCGATCTCGTTGATTTGCCCTTTTGTTCCCACAAATGTGTCGCAGATTAACATTGAGACCATTATCCGCCATTGGAATGAGAATGGTTCCGTAGAGACAGACAAGACGGTAGGAGACTACGTTGTAGATCTTATGTTAGATCCTGCTTTTGTTTGCGATGTTAGCGACGTTGTTTTGAATGGGCTTTTCTCACTAGTCGTAGAATCCGATGGAGCAGCATATATGCCAGGTCAGGCATACCACGGATACACAGGCAACAATATCAGAAGAACATGCTGCCAACTTGTAAATATAATGGGGTATTCAGTTGGAACCCCTGATCTCCAAAAGTATGAGGAAATTGTTGTTGCCTTAGCTCCCCATCCAGATTATGAACAAAGGTTTATCAGATATGCTATGGAGCGAAGATATGGGGAAATTAGTGCCCTCGCAAGTAGAGTATCACAAGAAAATATCAACTATTTCATGAACAAAATTAAGATTACAAATAGTTTGCCTTTGTTACACCAAATTTTCAGAGCTCCCTCCATACGAGGAAAATTAAATGCGATATGGAAGCTCTTAGAGCTAACAGGGACTTTATGGCAAGGCTTGCCATGGCTCAAAATTCAAGATTTTGTACAAGCCTTTTATAGTTTATTGGCCTGGTTTATGGAAAAATTAGATATGGCCAAGTTGTTTATTGCAGAAGGAATGGAATGGGTCTCAGCAAAATGCGTAAGATCAGAAGAAGACGGCCCAGTCCAAAAACAAGTTGAAGACGTTACTGATCTTTTAACTATGGTAGAAAATGAAAGCGCCATGGATTGTTTGTACGAGTCAGTTGCTCCACAAATTGGACTCTCCAAAAAAGAACTCAAGATCAGTTTTGTAAAATGGATGAACAATGTCAGTCAGGAAGAGATGAACACATTATTTCTCTTAAGCACAAGAGACGGAGCCCACGCCGAAGAAGACATTGACGTTGTCAAGCGCTTATGTGCTGGCGCGGAACAAAAAGATGAGCGAGTCATGTGCTTGCTCTCTACTTTCTTAAACAGAAACATCGTTTGCCTCAGGCATGGACAATTGCTCGATTGCGCATCACAGCGCCACACAAAGCCTTTATTTGTTCACTTACATCCAGGCACAGTTACCAATAAAGTTGGACATTTTGTGGCAACTGGATACACACCAGGAATCTCATTTCCATATTGGGGCGGCGACGCTACCAGGTTTGTTGATGCACTTGTTTGTAATTTATGTAAAGCAGAACATTGCAATGATTGTCCAGTATGTCAAAAGCCAGTATGTATAGATTGTTACTTAAAGTGCTGTCCAAAGGCTGCGCCAGTTGAAGTGACTAAAACAGAAATCCCAGTGGTTTCTATGCCAGAGTGTTCTTCATCAGAATCTGAGGTCTCAATACCTCCTGTCACCCAGCAGCCACCAGAACCAATGCCACGCACCGTGTTCCCAAAAATAGAAAATAAACCGCCTGATATTCAAGTTCAACAAAACCCAAATCCTGGCCCGCACATTATGCCTCCAACCAAACCAGTAGAGAACATAGAGAAGCCAGAACCAACAGTTGAAGATCTCACCACAACCATAGGTAGATCCGTTGGCAACTTTTTTGAGAAAACGGATGAAATTTGTTCATCTTTCTTTGAAGCCTTGTCGAATGGCGAAACCATGAAGAAGGTCAAGGAGTTTCTTTCAACTCTTTTCATTGACACATATGGATGGGTGAAAGCCAACCCTGTTCTGGTTGGGTTAGTGGGCTTTGCTTCTATGATAGCATCATTTTTAGGAATAACCATACCAACAATTTGCAACCCACTTGACAAGAGAAATTTTATTGCAAAATTTTCAGATGCTACACGTTGTGTTTACAATGCCCAACGAGCTGGATCCTCAATGCTGGATTCATTTAAAGAGTTTGGTGACGCTTTAGCTACCACTTTTGGAATTTCAACAGATAGTTCCATTAATGACTTTAAAGACAGATTGGTTGCCGTAAATGAAAAGGCCATGAAGTTGCTAGCAATAGCTCAGAGTGACCCCGGAAAGTTTGTAAATAGTAGTGAAGAGATGTCAGAATTCGAATCGGCTATGAAAGACACAATGAAGGTGTATGCCGAATTGTCAAAATTTTCATCTAAAGCTAATCTATCAATAGTAACTCCTATTTGGCACCAGTTAAACAAAACTTCTATGCAAATACAGCAGTTCTGGATAAAATTTAAAAATTGTGCTTCAGACAGGCAAGAACCTGTTGTTTTGTGGCTCTGGGGAGCTACAAATCTCGGAAAGTCAAAGCTCTTGAATCACATAGCTTTGAGATTGAATGAAGAAATGAAAACCGAGCACAAAGTGTTTACCATCTCAAAAGGACCCGATTACTGGAATTCTTTTACGGGTCAAAAGATCATCAAAATTGACGATTTTGGATCATATGTTGGTCCAGAGGGACACACTGATGCCCTTGCTGTCTTCAACTTGAAGACGTGTGCAGCCTATAATCCAAGCATGGCAGCAATTGAGGACAAAAATTTCATGGCATCACCATTGTTTTTGCTGGTGGCTTCAAACCATCCCACCATCCCAATGAATGCTGGTGTGACAGATCTCAAGGCTTTTGAAAGAAGACGAGACTTCTTTGTGCGAGTGACTTGGCCCGATCATGAAGGAAAATGCAACGAACAATCCAATTGCAAGTGCATCAAAGATTTGATACAAGCTAAAAAAGACAATGGAGGAAAAGAAACGTATGACCATCTCACGCTTGAAATTTTGGATCCTTGTATGAGTCGCGTTGGCATCAAGATGAAGGATGACAAACATCTAATCTTGCCGAGTGATCCTCGCTTGGGCGGTCTTGGAAAGAAGGGAATCAATGTTGACCAACTTGTGAAAGAAATGATAAAGCTCCAGAATGACTTTAAATACAATTTTGAATCTTCCTTCAATGCCGTGGTTTCGAAACAGGACTCTATTGCAGAGTGCGTGACCGAAAGATGGAGTGAATACCCAACAGTAGCTCTCTTGGGACCTCCAGGTACAGGAAAATCGACCATCTTTAAGCAGTTTGCTACCAAACACGCAACTGAGACACTACACATTCTTGACCAAACTGAATTTGACAAATTTGCAGAAGGTAAGTGGGCAGTTAAAAGTGGGATCAAATATGTGATTTTTGACGATAGTTCCTCGTGGGTAACATCACCCCACATTGGAGATTTCTTGTGTAAGATTCGCGATCGTGCCAATGACATAACTGCAAGGACCACTTTATGGTTTGTTGGGATTAATAAGTTCATTTTAAATCCACACATTTATGAGACTTTCGTGAAGAATTCAATTGATCCCGCAGAGAGAAGAGAATCCGAGGAGCTGTTTTACCGCAGAATGACATGCATCGAGGCAGTTTTCAGGCCAAAGAATAACAAAACAAACAGACTTCTTTTCAAGAAGTATCGAAAGCTTTACACAAGAGATGATGTGGATGCAGACAAACAAAATATTGACAATTACGTGAGGTACCGCTTACCATCGGGTGGTGAAACGGTTCAAGCGCAAGTATCTTGCTTCCTGGAGAAATTCCAGCCTGAAGTAGTAGAGATCCGCAACATGGTTGCGTTGCCGCTTGCTCGTATGACGACTCCTGATGTTTCTCTAGAAATAGAGTTAACAAGCAAGGAGTTTATTGAATTACTAATGACACAGTCAATAACTCGTTTGTTGTGCCTTCTACAATCGGATAGAGTTAAGTTTAGAACTAGGTCTCTCCAGATGAAAAAGATTTGCGAAATGATTATGAGAACTGTTGAGAGCGCAGCCACCCATTTGGGAGCTGATTTTGACGATCTGGAAGAGTTTCTCATCGAGTGCAATAACAGAAGGTTCCTAGCCCACTTTGAAGGGTTTACTGCGTATCTGATTTTGAAGGACCACGCATATTCCATTGAACGTGGAACTTTCGAGTTTCCAATGGTCCATTCACTGACTTTTTCAACTACCGAACTAGATACCATTAAGACATCAATTTCAGAGGTGGCCACTTCAATCACCACAGCAGATGTTTTGCAAATGTCCACCACAAACTTCTCCCCATGGTTCTGTTTCATAGGGGACTTATTGGCCACCACAGCAAAGATTGGCATCTCAGCCTTATCAGTCAGCGCAAGCATCAAAGAACAAGAGCAAGCAAGAGAGGCCATTCAGGTTTTCGATTATGTACAACATTGTTCCAATCGATATGTGAAGAGTGAAATTGAAGATGTTGGCAACAAAATGGCAAAGAAATTGTACATAAATGACCAAAAACGAGAAAAAAAAGGGTACTTCCATGTGAACGAAGACAACGAACCTTACGCCGAATACTATACGGATTCCGACGAGTCGCAGCTGAACGAAGACGAATCGGAGGCCGAATTAGTAGGAGGAGCCATCTCCAAAGAAGAAGGAGAGCAGAAGGAATCGAAGTCCCACAAGAGGAACCGCGCTCAGAGGCGCCGTTTGCGAGTCAAGAAAGAGATGCTTGAAGAGCAGCTCGAAGCAGTTGAAGCCACATTGGAGTCGAAATCTCATAAAAAGAATAGACATCAGCGAAAGCGACTTCGCATGAAAAAGGAGGCAGCCATTTATGACGGTGACCATCAACGCAACCGGAAAGCCAAAAAGTACTACGAGCCAATCAACGTAGAAGTTCAAGACTTTGTTGTTCCAGATTGCCAGACTGATACCCTGATGGACATCCATGGGGTCAGAAATGAGTATGCAGAGGATACTTGTCGCCGCAGTGGCAAGAAGAAAAAGTACAGACATACTGCAGTGATCCCACCGGGTGATCTTCCGAAGGACGGTCCACCCGTCATGCAAGCGTCCTGTGACCCAGGCTTGACACCAATCATCTATAGTGTCTCCTCAAACATGCTTGAGCTTAAAACAAAGAATGGCTACCATGTTTGTTATGCCCTTGCTATCAAGGGGGATCTGGCTACCACAGTCCAGCACCTTACCGAAAAATTGAAGGCTGAAGAACTTATTGCAGAAGATTCGGAAGGAAACACTTATGGCGTTGAATACCTTAAAGAAGTTTACGGCAGTGACAGGCTTGACATCAAGCTCATTGGAAAGAATGTGTCTTTTAAGGATATTTCAAAACACCTTGCAAGCATGACGTACAAAGACTTGGACAACCGGAATGCCGTGCTAGTTCATCTTAGCAAGGAAGTGAGCTCGAAGATGCCAGTTCTCGTGATACGTAGTTACCGAGTGAAAGGACTAACGTATTGTCCCAAAACAAGCGACAAGGAGACAGTTTCTCTCATAAGCTTTGAGGGTCACCGAATGGGTTACAATTCTGTAGATGTCTTGACTCGAAATGGTGATTGTGGAAGCATCTTGTTTATACTTGATGCCAATGTAACATCTGGAAAGATCGTTGGAATGCATTCCCGGGCCTCAAAATTCACCGGGTATTGCCGCAGAATATGCAGAGAAGATTATGTCGACATTCACAAGCAAATTATCGAAACAGAAGCATTTACCAAACCTTTGCCAGTCCTAAATCAATACAATTTTGCAGAAGAGGATTCGTCTCCTGATGATCCTGATATGATTGGCTATGCAACTATTCGAACCTTCACGCCAGACAAAACAAAATTGTACCGAAATGTGTGTCCAATAGGGGAAAAGTTTTTTGAGCCAGCAATTTTAGGACCATCTGATCAGCGAAACGAAGGGCATCAAATGCTCCGCGTTGAAGCCAAAAAATGGCTTGGAAAACCTCCAGAATTGAGTATTGAAGATCAAAATTTACTTTTGGAAGCTACTCATGAATTGGCTCTTGATATGATTGACGTCATCAAGCAACATGGATCTACCGTGATGGTCCTGAGCAAGAAAGCAGCGATAAACAAATATCGCCACGCCGATCATTCAGAGCCAATTCCTTTGGCCACTTCCCCAGGCTATCCCTACGCATATCAGACAGGAAGCGCAGGGAAAAGAGCCTTTATCACCCTTGATGAAAAGACAGGGTGTCGAAATTTCACAGATGCACCACACACCAAGGTAATGTTTGAGCGAATCCAAAACATTTTGGATTCTGCCGTCGGAAAGTCGCACCTAATAGAACCAATTTTCAACATTCACCTAAAAGATGAACCCCTTAAATTGAAGAAAATTTATTCAGTTCCACCAGCAACTAGAACGATCTCGGCTTGTCCGCTTCACTTCACCGTTGTGCACAGAATGTATACTCACGCAGGAGTAGCGAATCTCATGGATGTTCACCCTCTCAGTCCCATAGCAGTAGGAATGGATCCACTTTCAAACGAGTGGAATTTCATGTTCAAAGAGGCCACTCATGTCGGAACGAAGGTAGTCGCACTTGACTATAAAGGGTGGGACTTTACTGTCCACCCTTTCATGATCGGAACTGTTTTGCCGGCGTTCTGGAACACAATCTACCAGGCGCTTGACGTGAAGTGGAGAGAGGAAGATGACGATGTTCGGAACCTGCTCTACAAAACCATGAGCAAAGGACTGATTCTTGCAGCAGGGCGAATATATCGCATAGGTAGAGGAATTCTTTCTGGTGTTGCAACAACCGCACCTGACAATTCAATAGTGAACTGCATAATGAAAATTTTTGACTGGAAGAAGATAATGTCAAAACACCATCCACACCTGACAGGCTACGATCACTTCAAACGAGAAACATTTGGAAAGTACTACGGGGACGATTTCTTCCTTGTAGTGAGTGACTACGTATGTGATGTTTTCAATGGCTTGACAATTCGTGACATTGAGGAAAAGACGTTCGGAGTCAAGCTAACCGCAGCAGACAAAGAATCGGAAATTGTAGCCTGGCAGAGCTTCAAAGAAATAACGTTCTTGAGTAGGGCTTTCGTTGTCAAAAACGATTGTTGTTACGGCCGGCTCGAATGGCACAGAGTTTGCAAGCCAACATGGTGGGTCCACGATTCCAGGTCTCACAGAATCTGGGAAGAGATGGACGAAGAAGTTCACGATCTGACCCACGCGCATGCAGCGTACGAAAGTGCACTTTTGGAAGCTGTGCTGCATGGTAAAAAGAAGTTTGACAGCATTCGTATACCTGCTCAAGCGGCCTTGACGAGAGCCATGGACGAGCACGGTCCATTACCAACTTTTGAAACACTTTACGCAGAACTGATGGGTACACCACCGCCGCCAGACATTCAGGTTGGTGCCAGTTTTCACCGTTTGGAAGAAGAGCACATGTTTCGTCCATCAATTCCTGACCACGCACACCACTTTAACAACAGAGTGAGCTGGTCTTATGGCGCAGGTTACACCTATCCGGGTGCACGCCATCCTCCAAAACTACTCCCGCCAAAATACAAATCTCTCCTAGATTATGTCAATCATCGATTTAAGCGGAAATGGAACTCGGTGTTAGTTAACTTGTATCCTGTGGGTGGAGAAATTCCTTGGCATCGCGATAACGAGCCAGAGCTCGATCCCGAAGAGGGTGTTGGGTGCTTAACCGTTCGCGGGAACGGCACACTTCACATAAAGTCAACAACAAGCCAAGATCATCGGTTTGCTTTGTTGCCAGGGGATTTCTACATCATGGAAGAAGAGTGTTTAACAGGATTCCGACACAAGAGGGATGGTCACACCGAGCAAACCATTTCTATCACGTTTCGGAAATTAGATTCAGACGTTCCTCACCAATAGGTTTCACGCTCGCATAGCCAAAATTGTTATGTGAGTTTTAGATACTATCCCAAATCTAAGAGTCAAGATGTCTATGGACGATACACACATCACGTCAGTTGAGACCGCCCAGGAGATTTCACTTCCATCAAATGTGGACCCTCCTGAACCGTCTCCAAGAGAAGCGATTATCCATATTGGAGCAAGCAATAGACTAGATCCCCAAATCTATCAGCAAAACATCCATAGAACAACTTTAACATGGTCGACTAACGATCAACCAGGCACTTTGCTCTGGTGGGCTGCCTTAACCCCAAGAGACATAAATCCAATTGTTTCCCACATGGCCGATTGTTATCACGTGTGGACTGGTGATGCTGTCTATGAAGTTAAGATTGCTGGAACTAGCTTCCATGCTGGAATGTTGACAGTTGTAGAGTTGCCACCAAATGTGCATCCTAACGATTTAGCAGGAACGCGAGACTACTCCGCCTACAACTGGAAAGGTATTGATGCGAAGAATCCAACTCTAGAAGGATTCTCCGTTAGAGATGTTAGACAGACTACATTCCACTATGTTGATGATGAGCAGAACATCGGAAATCACCACCACGGAGGGTACATTGCCATTTATGTGGACATGGCCTTAAACACCAGCTCCACTGGCACCCAGCAAATTAGTGTTCAAGTCTGGTCAAAACCAGCACCAAATTTTCGGCTCCTTAAGCTCAAAATTCCTCGACTTCGATCCCAAGTGAGAAGTTCTTTTCTTGAAGAGTATATGAATTACATGCTCGATTTCACGAAGGGTGATGAGTTAGTTTCAATAGCTAATTTACAAAGACAAGCTTCATATTTGGTGGTAATGCCAAAATCAAAAGTAACTTTCAATGAAGGCAAGATGAATTGTTTCGATGCTGACGGCAAACCCATTTCAAAAATTACCGGGGTCCCAGACGTTCATTCGTTTGAATCAAGATCTCCCTTCGAGGTTGTTTGGCATGACAAAAAGCCATCTGGCACCAATGATGCAGATGTACGATACCAAGCCCATTTCGAGGCAGGATGGCGTATGGACAAAATCAATGACGCCGGCCACTTCCTTGTCGAAAAACTTGGAATGGCTTTTACCATCAAGAGACAATATCCACAGAATCCTGAGAAGGGGAAGCGTTTCGAACCCATGTTTGTTATCGAGGCCGATCAAATGGCTAAGGGTTCTATGGATGCTCTCATTGCAATGTCATCCATCAAAGGGTACTACATAGTTGGCGCCGATGTGACGGACTTTTGGTCCGAACCTGAATCAGAGCTCATCACGAACAACGAAAGCGCAATTCGCTTCATGGGCACAAAGAACGAGAGCCTTGTTGGATACATGACTGACGAGATGGCATCAGCTTTTTCAAAGAGAATCTATTCTGGTTGGTTTCCAGCCGGCCAAGCTGCCACTTTCATCATGTCATCTGACAATGTTCCTGTAGGCAAGGCAAAGCTCTATAGATCAGGAAGATTGACAACAGCAGGAAGTAAAGATCAAGTAAAGTACGACATCAATAAGATGCGATTCAACTTCGATGGATTCATTTCAGAATCTCAACCATTAGGTGCAACCAAAGAAATGTCATACAATAGATACCTAGTCCTTCCACACCATAGTTCATACAGTACCTCACGTTAAGTTTCACTGCAGCATAGCCAAATTCAACATGCAAGCAATAGCAGGATTAGCGGGTGCCCTTCCCAATACCCTTGGGATGGGCCTAGATACAATGAACAGAGCATTAGATAGAAATCAGCAAAATTCCCAATTTCGCGCTAGAGAGGAAGCTTTTACTAAAGCTGGCCTGCCTGCTTTCTTAGCCTATACAGGCGCAGCGGGCCAGCCATATTATCCATCTAGCTATTCAAATGTAGGTGGAAGAACGAACTACCGAACCGGAATGGTTGGTAGCCCCTACACTGGACAAAGCAATAGCCTTTTCACCAATGCGGAAGCGGTCACGAACACATCATTGGGATCCTCTTCACCATCAGGAGAGGGACCACCACAACCGATGACGACACCAACCTACACTAGCATAAGCTCTACAAGATCAGGGTTTAATCGGATGCAGGGACCAAGGTTTCTCAAGGATGTTCTTCGCGAACAACGACCAGAGCTGTATGAGAACAACGCAACGCAGGCAGAGCTGGCGTGGGGACTCAAAGCAGATCCGATCCAACCTCATGTTAAGAGGAAGTAATCCCAGTACCTCACCAAAGGTTTCACTGGGGGCTCAGGTTTCGACCACCCAGTTGAAACCACAGCGATTTAAATTTCAAAAGATGGCGTTTTACATCCCTCCCGAGTTCGATTACGACGAAGCAAAGAGAGAGAGAGAGCTTTTCTTGTGCAAGAACACATTTATTCAATATTGCACAATGGGGCATCATGCCGTTTATGCGTACATTCCATATGTCGCTGACAGAGTTGACAAAGAGCATATCGATCCACTCCGAAATTTCTTTCCTGAAATGATTCAATTAATAGAAAGATCAGACATGGAGGTCGTTCGAGACACCTTCAAACTAAAACAAGGACATATGATCAACATTCTTTCCAAAGCAAGAAGCTGTATGGAAAAACAATTGGCAGACAATTTACGCAAAATTTACGTCTATCTGGCCAGGGATCTTTTGGACCAATTACAACCCTGGTTTGTGAACAGAGCAATGGAGACATTCGATGAAGACCACTTACGTCCGACGACTGTCCCTCCACCTTACCAAGAGGGCGGTGCTCTTCCATCGTATGAGTCCATCAGCGAAGTTCCCCAGACAAGAGATTCATGCACTCAAATTGAGGCGCATGACATGCAACAGTGGGAAGATTTCCTAAATCCTCGAGATGAAATTCTTCTTGGGGATCACGATGGAATTTGGGCTCACTATGAGCAACAGCAAGGTGAATTGTGGATCGATGCGACACCTGATTTCTACCCAGAGACACCAACAAGAGCAATCTGGGAAAATTTTCGAACCGTCAACAATCTAAGAGATGCGCCTCCAGAATATCGTGACGTTTTGTTGTTCATTTTGACAGAGCAATACCACCCGGAATTGACACTAGCTCAAGATTATGAGCATACTGACACAGACGAAATTCGTTCCATCGCTCGGCGCTGTGTAATGTGGCACTACCGTGATTGTGGCTTTTGCATGCTTGGCTTAGTCCACTGTCACTGTCGGGCAAATTGCAACTGCAACGATCGATCATGCGTTTGGAATTGGCTAGAAGCAGACATAAATTCTTATTTAACTGCGCCAAACGGCATGTTTTACGAGCTAAGATCGCTCGTCATGTACATAGAAATTATGGGTGCCCAGGAACAAAATGATAACTGGGACCGATGGTTTGACAGCTACGTAGGCGCCACCGTTGCCGGCCATTCATGTTTTTGGTCGGACGCTTTTGAGTGGACTAGAAGATCAATGTCTTAGATATGTACAAAATTTATCGCTTTTTAGATTAGATTAATTTAATTTACAAAGTATTGCTATAGATTGGCAAGATCCCTTATTAAAATGGGGTGGCGAGATATGTTACCCACATAAGTCATAAGGCATCTGGCTTGGGCAGGGGCCTGGGAACCCCTGTTCATTTCGGAGCTGACGGCCAATCTACAGCACCAACTTTCACAAAATTTATAACACACACACCTATATACCAGTGTGGGTTATACACCAATATTACAATGTATTCAGCAGCAATTAGTTTTTGAATTTTTAGGTTACTAACGTGTATATTTTTATTAGTGTATTTCATGTGTATTTTCAAGTGTTATTTCATTATGTGTAAAATTCAATCATATAGTAGTTTTAAACTATTATATTAGAAAGCAAAAACAGACTGGTACAACAATAGTTAAAATATGGAGATTATTTGGTATTTCTTTTAAGGGCCTGCTCCAAAACCTTTTAACCATAGCCTTCGAACTTATCGTTCCTTTTCAACAACAACAATCTAGCACTAGATAGTTAGGTATCCACTTGTGTTGACTGCGAACGACTCGATTCGTAAGCTTTCAACGTATTTCCCTCTTGGGGAGTATGGCCATGCGCTAACTTAGCATGAGTGTTGTTGTTTTGAAGCCGATAAGTTGCAAAATTTATTTACTTTAAAACCTGTTTCTTTTACTGTTTTTCTTTTCTTGTTCAATTTAAATT